ATGAGCAGCAAGAAGTACAAGCACGGAAGGCCGGACCAGCCGGGCGGCCTGGCCTACGAGCCAGAGGCATTCGAATTGCTGGACGGGATGGATGTGACCGGCATCGGTGCCGGCGCACGCTACCGGCCCGTGCCTGCTCAGCCGCCTGCACAGCCACAGGAGCGCAGCTGGGGTGAGGCGATCGCAGATGCCGGCGTGCAAAGCGCTGAAGGTGTGAATGCAACCTTGGGCAGCGTTGTCAACCTCTTTTCGCCCTCATCCGGTGTCGCGGATTTTTTCCGCAGCAATGGCGAGCATTGGCGCAAGGCACAAAGCCCCGTGATGCAGCGCAAGCTGGCCGAAGCCGAAAAGCTGATCAGCGCGGCGGACCAGGATTCGATCATCGATCAATCCATCGCGGCAGCGCGGGCCTACAGCTCGGACCCCGCACTGATCGCGCGCTTCATCTTCACGAATCTGCCCAGTGTGCTCCCGGGCCTTGGTGCATCTAGGGTGGGGCAGATCGCCACGCTGGCCGCGGGAGGCAGCACTGCCTTGGCGGCCACAGCCGGCACCACCATGGCAGGTGCTACAGAGGCACTTATGAATGCGGGGGGCGCCCGTGGAAAAGCCTTCGAAGAGATCCGCGACACGCTGCGCAAGCAGAACGTCCCGGAGGACGAGGCGGTACGGATCGCCCTCGGCAAGTCGGTGTTGCCAGCTGCCATAGGCAGCTTGACCGGCTTGCTGCCTGGCAAGCGCCGCATCGAGCGTGCTCTGGCGGGCAGGGGATATGCCGCTACCGGAGCGATGGCATCGGCGGCGCTGGGCAAGCAGTTGGATGACGTACTGCCCCAGGTCGCGACAAACCACCAGGCTGGCGGTTTCGATGGGCGGTCGTTGTCGCGCAATGTCGGACGCACGGCGGTGGAGGCCGCTGTCAGCGGCCTGCCGCCTGCGGGCGTCGCCGCCATCGCCGCCAGGCGCGGTCATGCCCGGGCAGGCAAGGCGGGCAGTGAGGGCGATGCAGCGCTGCCCGTCACCGGCCCGGAGTCTGCAAGGCCCGGTCCACCGGCGCCGGCGGACGCAGGCCAGTCTGCTCTGGAGGCCTCCGCAGGCCTTGCCAGACCGGACAAGGCCGTCAGCCCAGTGCCTGCGGAATCCGGCCGTGGAGCCGGTGGCGAGGCTAAGCCGCAAGGCGCCAGGCAGCACCGGCAAGTGCCGGCCGATGCTTTTGCTAGCGGCGATGCGCCGGCCTTCGATCCAGCTACGGTGCAGGCCCGCAATTGGTTGCAGTTCGTGTCCGAGCGCGGCGAGAACATCGGCAGGCTGCGCAGGGGTACGCCTGCCTGGGAATTGTTGCAGGATGACTGGAAAGCCGTGCAGGCTGCACGCAGGGAAGCCTCGGCTGATCGCACAGCGCCCGTGGAGGATGCCACGGTCCGTGCACCGGGCGACGAGAATGCGCCCGCCGCCCCTGTCGCTGAAGACAGCGCGCCGGTGCCGGGCAGCGAGAAGGCATCCATGCAACCTGCCCCGGGTGTGCGGCGGAGTGGGGAGCCTACTGAGGATGAGGCTTCTGGTGCACAGGACTCCTCCGGGCCGCCCGCCGCTGCGGCGCAACGGCCCCATCCGGATGGAGAACTGCCCGCCGCGTTGCCAGCTTCAGTGAAGGTTGGTGCGGGCGATGGCGCCTCGGCACCCGATACAGCGCCTGCTGCGGCACAGCCAGCTTCGCGCCAGGATGCAGACAAGAGTCCAAGCCCGGCGCCTGATGCCTCCACGGGCAAGGTGAAAGAGGTGGCTGATGCCATCAGTGCCTCATGGGCCAAGGGGCCTCAGGTGCGCGTCATGTTCGACCTGAAGGAGCCCCGCCTGGCGCAGGCAATGCGTGATGCCGGCAGGGAACCGGGGGCCGATGGCGGCACGCAGGTGCCGCGCGGTTTCTATGCCGATGGTCAGCTCCAGCTGCTTGCCAATGCAAGCCATACGCCGGCCCAGGTTGCACGGGTCGTATACCGGCAGGCGCTAGGCCAGCATGGTCTTCAGGGGGCCTTTGGCGAAGGGATGGATGCCGTGCTCGACCAGATCGTCGCGGCGCGCCCGCGCGATGTGCGTGAGAAGGTCCAGGAGCACGGGCTGGCCGAGGGCCGGGAGGGTCGGCGTGCCGCCGCCCAGGATGTGCTGGCGGCCATGGCCGAGCAGTCGCCGCAGGCGGGGTTCGTTCGAAAGGCTGTCGAGGCGGTCCGCTCGCGGCTGCGTGCTCAACTGCCGTCCATCAGGCCCATGGCGATGTCCGATGCCAGGATCATCGAGGACTTCATCCTGCCTGCCCGCGACTGGGTGCGGCGGGGCGGGCAGCCTGCTGGCAACGGCCTGCCCGCTGCCGTCGCTGTGCCACGCACCGAAGCCGATGCGCAGCGGCAGAGGGTGGACGCGCAGGACCGCACCGGCATGGACAAGGGCGAGTCCGGCGATGTGGGCTCCAGGCAGTGACGCGGGGCCCGTGGCAGGAATCGCCGACCCGGGACGTTGCTCACCATGACGACATCCATTGAATCCGTCAGCCCGCCCGAGGATTCGGCGGCGCAGTTGCTGGAGTGCGAGCTGCTGGAGATTGCCGAACAGGAGCTTGGCCTGAGCGGTCCGCAGGCCTTGTGCGTCGCCCAGGCCATGTTGCGCGGGTTGAGAAAGCGCTATGGCGGCATGCGCATGGGCGCGCGCGGCGCTGCCATCTACGTGCCCGCGCCCAGCAAAAAGGAGCGCAACGAAGCCATCCGCCGTGAATTCAACGGAGTCAACCGCCAGCAGTTGCAGACCAAATATGGACTCCAGCGGGCCCAGCTGTACCGCATCCTGGGTGAGCGGCCTGGTTCGGTACGCAACGGCATTTCCAGTCCGGAGACATCGCCTTCCGTAGAGGGCTGAGCCGTGCAGCACCGCTGCGGACGGCGACCGTTGCAGCGCCGGGCGTGTGTTTGAAAACAGTCTCATTTGTCGGCAGGAAATGAGACGCGAGGAAAGAGAAACTGCCTGAACACGCTCTGTATGGGCGCAACGGAAACAACGAATACAGGTGGTCTTTTTTCCATGTTCACCAGCTCGCGAAACAACACCTTCAACACTGCGGGCCTGAGCTCAGCCTCGCTGGATGCCGCAGTCAGCTGTGTCCCCAGCGTGATGGCCGCTACCAGAGAGCACGCCTGATGCTGCAGATCGAGTCCGTCTTGACGGCACGGCTCGGGTCGCTGCCGGCTTTCAGGGGCTGGCGCGTCAGCGGAGCCAGCGAGTCCATCGATCGCTCGGCCGTGCCTGCTGCGCAGGTGCGCATGGCATCTGCCACAGCGGCAACCGCCATGAGGACCTCGGCACAGTTGCAGCCGACCTGGGTTGCCGCCATGGTGGTGCCGCGCGGCGCACAAGCTGCTGCCACGCTGGGCGAGGCACTCGCAGCCCTGGTCGAAGCACTGCACAACTGGTCGCCGGGAGCGGTCGATGGCCGCTTCTGGACCCCCTTCCAGTTCGTCTCCATCCAGGAGGCGGTTTTTCCCGACCCAGGCCTCGTGGGGTACGAGGTCGCATTCACCACCACGGCCCTGTTCGACGGCCAGCCGTGATTTCTTACCTTTGATTGGAGCAGCGACATGCCGATTGCACACCCGAAAAATGACTACCAGATTCCACGAGGCCGCGTCTACATCGACCTCTATGACGCCAACGAGCAACTGACGGGCGAGATTCCCATGGGCAACTGCCCGGGCTTCACCCTCACCGTCGCGGCAGAAAAGGCCGAGCACTTCAGCAGCGAAGAGGGCATGTCCGAGAAGGACGGCAGCTGGCCCATCAAGGTCACCCGTACCGGCGCCCTGACCTGCGACAACATCAGCGCGCGCAACGTGGCCTCCTGGCTGTCCGGTACCCATGCGCTGAAGACACAGGACGCCACCCCCGTGGACAACGAGATCCGCTCCGTGGTCCCCGGCCGTCAGTACCAGCTGGGCGCGACGCCTGCCAATCCGCTGGGCGTGCGCAACGTCTCCACCGTGTCCATCAAGAGCGAGGACGGTCAGACCAGCTACGTCGCGGGCCGCGACTACAACCTGAGCCTGGAGACCGGCCGTGTCCAGATCATCGAAGGCGGTCAGATCGCCGCCGGCAAGGTGGTCTTCGGCTACACGCCCGTGGCCGGCCAGTTCGAGTCCGTGATGACGGGCGCCAAGTCCGACATGACCTGTGCGATCCGCATCGTGTCCGACAGCGCTGCCGGCCTGGACAGCGACTGGTACATGCCGCTGGTGGCGCTCACGCCCACGGGCGAGATGCCCCTGATCACCGAGGACACCAAGCCCGTGAGCATGCAGTTCTCGCTGGAAGTGCTCAAGGGCCCCAACGCGCAGGCCATCTACCGCGACGGCCGTCCGGTCTCCATCCCTTGATGTAAGCCTCCCCACCTGGCCACGCGCCGGGTGGTTCGCCCTGCCGCTTGGACAGGCGGCAGGGCCAACCAGAAATGCCTACAAAAAACCTCTGAATCATGGTCGAGAAAATCATTTCCATGCTCACCAGTGCCAAGGATGCCTCAGTGAAGGCATTCGACAGCCTTCAGGCCAAGGTGGCCGAGGTGGGCGCATCAATGCTCAGGAGTTTCGGCGCTGCGGCCACATCCGCTTTCGACAAGGCGGCCAAAGGGATCAGCAACGTCCAGACCGTGATTGACGGCGTGCAGGCAGTCCTGGATGAGTTGGCATCCAAGGCCAGCCAGGGCGCGCAGGCCTTCACCGGGCTGGGAGCGGCAGCCGGCTCGGCAGTGAGCGGGTTGGTGAGCAAGGGCATGGCCTCATTGGACGGCCTGAACTCCAAGCTCCAGGAGGTGGGCGCATCGATGTTCAAGGGCTTTGGCTCCTCGGCGGCGACGACGTTCAAGGGTGCCGTCGACAGTGCGGCAGCCTTCGAGTCAGCGATGGACCGTGTCCAGGTCGCCACCGGCAGTTCGGCCGAGGAGATGGCCGCGCTGACCAAGGCGGCCGCGGATGCCGGACTCACCACGCAGTACTCGGGCGTGCAGGCTGCCGGCGCGCTGGAAAGCCTGGCCCAGGCGGGGTTGACGGCCCAGGAGAGCATTGCCACGTTGCCGGCGGTCCTGAGCCTCGCGCAGGCCGGCGGCATGGAACTGTCCGCCGCCAGCGAAGCCGTGACCAAGGCGGTTTCGGGCATGGGCCTGCAATTCGAGGATGCAGGGCGCGTGGCGGATGTGCTGGCCAAAGGGTCGGTGCTCACCGGCACCAGTATCGGCAGCCTGGCCGAGACCCTGGGCACGGTGGGCCCTGCTGCCGGACGCGTGGGACTGAGCCTGGAAAGCACGGTGGCCATGATCGGCCAGTTTTCGCAGGCTGGGACCGATGCGGGGAAGGCCGGCTCGGCGTTCAACACCATCCTGGGCCAGTTCGCGGATCCGGCCAGCGCGTTCCGCAAGGAGCTGGGCGAGGCCGGCATTGTCACCGACGATTTCGAGCAGGCATTGCAGCAACTGGCCGTCAAGGGCCCGGAAGGTGCGCAGGCCATCAAGGCACTGGGGACGGAGGCCGGTCCCGTGCTGTCCGGGCTGCTCAGCCAGGGCATGGGCTCACTGAATGCTCTCTCCACCACGCTGGGCAACGCTTCCGGCAGTGCCGCCGACATGGCAGCAACCATGTCGGACAACCTCAATGGCTCGGTCAAGGGGTTCGGAAATGTCTGGGAGGGTGTCAAGACCGCGCTGGGCACGCCCGTGTTGCCTGTTCTCAAGGAGGCGGTGGATGCGGTGGCGGAGGGTTTCCGCACCGCAGTTGCTGACGGCGCCATCGGGCGCTTCGGCGAATCGATTGCCGAGGCCTTCCGCTCCGGCCTGGAATTCGCCAAGGGCTTCATTTCCACGATCGATTTCAAGGCCGTGGGCGAGAAGCTGCAGGCCTTCGCAGACCAGGCCAAGGACGCCCTGACGCGGGTGCAGGAGTACGGCACGAATACCGGCAACGTGCTGAAGATTGCCTGGGGCACGATGAGCGCTGGCGTCAATGGCGTGATGACCGTCATCTATGGCCTGGGTGCAGTTTTCGCCGAAATCGCGAGCGGTGTCTCGAGTGGGATTGCATGGCTTAACGAGCAGCTCGCGAAGGTCTCGTTTGGCCAGTTGTCCCAGTCCTTCAAGCAGGCCGCGCAAGACGCCGAGGTGATGGCGGGCGGCTTCGGGGCTTCGGCCCAGGCCATGCGCGACAAGGCCACCGAGTCCCTGCAGGCCGTGGCCGATGCCGCGCAGACGGCGCGCAATGGATTCACCGGCCTGGTGCAAGGCTCCCAGGAGGCCAGTACGGCGAGCGGCGAATCGGAGCGCGCCTTCCGGCAGATGGCTGCTTCCATCGAGGAGACCGGCCGAAAGAGCATGGAAACCAAGGTGGCGCTGGAGAGTACGGCTACGGCGACGGCCACCGCGTCACAAAGCGTCAGCCAGTTGCGTGCCGAATATCAGCAACTGATGGAGGCGGGCAACCTGCAGGCCGCTGCAGAGAAGCTGGAGGAAATCAACAAGATCCAGAAGGCGCTTCCCGAGTCCGCTCAGAGCGCGCAGCAGGCGGCCAAGGCGGTGGATGAAGCCTATACGGGCCTGGACAAGGGCAAAGCCTCCTTGCAAGGCCTCAAGTCCGAGGTGGACAAGACCGGGAAAAGCACTCGGGACCTGAAAGACGCTGCCGACAAGACGAAAGGCTCGAACGATCAGGTAACCCGTGCCGTGAACGACCAGCGCACTGCACTGGAGCGCTTAAATGCCGAGCGTGAGCGAGAGATCGCCGCGCAGGAAAAGGCCAACGAGCTCAAGGAACGAGAGCTGGAGCTGTACCGAAAGAAATGGAATATCGACAAGGAAGGCCACAGCCTGAACACCGCAGGCGAGCGAGTGGGCATCACCATTCTTTCACGCACGGCCGTGCTCGAAATGGCCAAGGGCCAGGGGCTGGATGACGCGGCCGCATTGCGCGTCGTGGACCAGTTCGAGCAGCAGTACGACAAACCCGCCGGCATTTTCGGCGGGATCCAGGGCGGCGTGAATCCGAACGAGGTGAACAGGGCTATCGCCGATGCTGTTTTGCAGCAGGCGAGGGACAAGGTTGCCCAAGCGCAGAGGGCACCGCTGGAGTCTCCCACCAACACGTCCACGGTTGGGGCCGCAGCTCGGGTCATCGACCTGCGGATCAACGGCAGCTCGCTGGGCAATGTTAGGACCGACGCCGATGGCGAACGGGCGATCGAACGCCTGCTGTCGGAGCTTGAGCGAAGCAAGAACCTTTCCGGAATATGACGATGACAGCCAAGAACCACCTATTGGGAACGCTTGAGATTCCCCGCGGGATGACCTGGACGGATGAATTCACATGGTCCGCCGTGGCGCGCAGTACGGCGCGCAGCATCACGGGGGCGCTGATCGTGGACGAAGCCGGCAAGTCCGCGGGACGTCCGATCACTCTGGAGGGGGATGAGGCCCATGGCTGGATCCGCCGCGCCACCTTGCTCATGTTGCTGCAGATGGCTGGCGCCGCAGGCCAGGTCTACCGCCTGCGGCTGGCGGATGGCCGCAGCTTCGACGTGCAGTTTTCCGGCGACGAGCCCATCACGGCCCGGCCCGTCGGCAGGCCCGAGCTTCCCGCGCTCGCCAATCCCTATGTCGCAACGTTGCGGCTCATCACAGTTTGAGGAGTTGAAAATATGACAGTCAGAGACGGCGATATCCGCCTGCTCGAATCCAAGGTCATGACAGATGACGCCAACGGCGGCGGCGGCCCTACGGGCAACGTCATCGCCTGGGGCAAGAGCAATGGCGTCTTCGAGGACATCACCGAGGTCGACAGGGCCGGCGGCGACGTGTCCATCCGCCAGGTGCACGCGGCCGTGCAAACGCCCACCACCGAGCCGCTGATGGACACCAACATCATTGTCTCGGCCGTGCCCAACGATCCGAATGTGTCCATCACCATCGCGCCGTGCGACGTATTCGCGCGCCGCTCGGAGATCGCCGCGGCCATCGCGGCCTACCTCATCCCGGGCACGGAGTGGGGCGGCTATCTGCTGGAAAACCATGTCCAGGGCCAGGCCTCAATCAAGATCTTCCACCGGCCCGGCACACCGGCGCCGACCATCGGCCGCACGCTGATCCTCGTCTACAACGAGGGGCTGGCCAGCCAGGTGCTGCAGTACGTGCGTGTACTGCGCGCCGAGACCGAGACACTGCAGTTTTCGTACTCCAGCAGCGGCGGCTATACCGACTACACGGCCAGCGTCACAACCTGCGAGATCACCCCCCGGCTGCGCAGCGCCTTCCCCGGGTCGCCGCCCAACCGGGGCTACGCGATGGACGCCAGCAAGACTCGCATTCGGGACACCACCGTCGCGGATGCGGCCAGTTTCTACGGCGCCCAGCCGGTGACAGCGGCTGTGCAACTGGGCGAGAGCATGCTGCGGGTGGCCAGCATCTACACACAGCTGGTGCCCAACTCGCGCACAGAGACTGCGGCGCTGGACCAGCGCCCGGCCGGCGTGCGGGAATTAGTGCTCGCCACCTCGCCGCGCGAGATCCGTGTGCCCAACGCGCCGCACACCAGGCGAATCAAGGTAGGCCAGGAAAACCGCAGTTTCAGCTGGGTGGCCATCCTCAAGCCGTTCCCGGCCCCGAACACACTCGTCGTGTCGTTTCAGGTGATGGGCGTCTGGTACACCGCATCCGACAACGGTCAGGGCGAACTGACCGGCTCGGCCGTGGGCACTGTCAACTATGCGAACGGCTCGGTGTCCGTGACGCTGCCTGCGCTGCCTGATGTGGGCAGTTCCATTATTTTCCAGTGGGGCGAGGCCTCGGCCTTCGTCAACCGCTCCAGCGCCACGGGCTGGCGGCTGCCCGAGCACGCCATGCGCCTGCCGCACCAGGGCATCAAACCGGGCTCTCTGGTCATCAAGTGGACCTCGGGCGGCGTGCTGCGCACGGCCACGGACAACGGCCAGGGCGACCTGCAGGGCGCCGCCACGGGCGAGATCAACTACGCCTCGGCCGCGCTGCTGCTGCGCCCGCAATTCATGATCGACGCAGGTGGGCAGTTCGCCATTGAGTACGACTATGCCGTGACAGTGAGCAAGAACGTCATGGTCGTCCTCGACGCAGGCGGCTACGGTGCGATCACCTTGGACACCATCCCTGCGCCCGGCACCGTGTCCGTGGGATGGATCACAGTGCGCAATCTCTCGGCCAGCTCCGGCGCCTCATCCGGTGGCACCTCGGCCTCCAAAAACGGCGGCAGCGGCAAATTCAGCTACCTGCCTCAGGTGCCCCCGGCGCCTGCGCCCGTCATCACCTCGCGCGTGCCCCTGTCCGATGGCTCGACCACGGGCAAGTACATGGCCCAGGGCGGGGCGCGCGCCAGCGGCGGGTCCGTCTACATCGAGGTCGGCGCCACCAGCTCGCCCACGGGCAATCAGTACGTGCCGCCCGATGTCGATGGCGTGGTCTGGACGGATGCCGAGTACACGGCGGGCGTCAAGTCCATCGGCGGCGTGGAATACCGGCGCTGGGGCGCCTGATCAATCAAGGGAGAAAAACTATGGCAGGAGTTTCCTCTGGCATCGTCTTGCAGACCACCAAGACCTCGGCCAGCTCGTCGTCCACGCACAGCCGGTCCAGCTACCAGACCAGCAAGACCCAAGACACCGTGCGCCACCTGTTGACCGATGACGGCCAGGGCACGTTCGGCCCGGATGGCACCATCAACTACGCGGGCAAGTTCCTCAACATCAAGTTTGTCCAGCTGGACAGCAAGACCGAGGGCTACAACAGCGACTATGAAAACGCCCTGAGCTTTGAAGAGACCACGATGGGCGGCGGTAGCAGTGACCCGAGCTTTTCGACGGTCTCCAAGGGTGGTGATCGCAGCGATACCTCGGTCAGCGAAGAACTACTGGCGGCGAGCACCGTGACGGTGACCTACGCCGAGGACTTCGCCAGTGCCCAGCACCATGTCATGAACTTCACGCCCGAGCCGGTGGTGCTGGACCTGTGCCCCTACACCACCGACTACATCGTGCCGGGCAGCGTGCGGTTTCGGTGGATGGGCCATGTCTACGAGGACTACGACGGCGTGCTGGTGCGCGACCGTACGTCCACGGCCCTGGGCATCGTGGCTGGCGCGCTGGACTACTCCAGCGGCGTAGCGCGGATCTTCGACTATGTGGTCGATGGCCCGGCCACCGACCTGGCTGTCGAGAGCCTGTGGACCGTGCGCCAGAACTGGGCCACGGCCAGCATCTTCATGCGCACAGCCGCCGCGCCCATCAAGCCCAGCGGCTTCGTGATGAACCTGTCTGACGCCACCGGCGAACAGATCACGGCCTCGGCCGGCGTCGACGGCGTGATCTCGGGCACGCACCTGCGCGGCAAGATCGACTACCAGAGCGGTGTGGTCGAGCTGCAGTTCGGTGACTATGTGCTGGACACCTCGCTGACCGCTGCCCAGAAGGCCGAGTGGTGGTACTCGGCCGACGACATCGGTGCCGTGCAGCCGAACCGCATCTGGCGCCCCTGGCCCGTGGACCCGACCACGCTGCGCTACAACAGCGTCAGTTATTTCTACCTGCCGCTGGACGCGGACGTGATCGGCCTGGACCCCGTGCGGCTGCCGCCCGATGGCCGCGTGCCCATCTACCGCGTGGGCAGCTACATCGTGATCGGCCACACAGGCACGGTCGGCCCCGTCACCGTGGCCAACGGCCAGGTCATCAACTGCGGCCGCGTGCGGCTCTCGCGGGCCTATGTCATCGGCGCCGATGGCCAGCGTATCCAGCAGGGCTGGAGCGTGGATCTGGAGGCCGGCAAGATCACCGTCAGCGACATCACGGGCTGGTCCCAGCCCGTGACCTTCCAGCACCGCATCGAAGAGATGGCGCGGGTCAGCGATGTGCAGATCAACGGCATGCTGGCGATCACCAAGCAGCTCAGTCATGAGTTTCCTGTTGGCAGCGTGGTCTCCAGCGCGCTGATGGCAGGTACGCTGCGCGCCCGTGTCAGCCAGATGTTTGACCAGGCCACCTGGACCAACATCTGGCAGGACACGGTCGATGGTCCCGAGGCCCTGGCCAGCTACAACGACACCATTGCGCCCCTGCTCGTCACCAATGCCGGCGCGCTGCCTGAGCGCTGGATGTGCCGCTTCACCAGCGCGACAACCTTCGAGTTCATCGGCGAGCACGTGGGCAACCTGGGCACGGGCTCCACCAACGTGGATTTCGCGCCCATCAACCCGATCAGCGGCGTGCCCTACATCACCATCCGCGCCCTCGGCTGGGGCCAGGGTTGGAGCGCCGGCAACGTGCTGCGCATCAACACCGAGGGCGGCATTGCCCCCCATGCCCTCATCCGCACCGTGCAGCCCAGCGAGGCTGTGGCCGACGACTACCAGTTTGAGCACCTGGTGCGCGGCAGCGTCGACCGTCCCTGATTTTTTGGAGAACACCCATGGCATCCCTTGTCGATACCAGCGTCAAGCACTTTCTCTCAACCATGTATGGGGCGCCCGTGCAGGCCGGCCAAGTGGGCAGCAAAATTGCTGTGCTCGATGCCTGTCTGGTCACAGGCTTCGGCCTGCGCGCGGCCACCCGCATCACCGTGGCAGCCGGCGTGGCCACAGTGGAATTCACAGCGGGCGCGGCACTGCCGCCGCCGCCGGACAGCGTGCTGCTGATTGATGGCGCCGCGCAAGCCCTGCTCAACGGCGAGCAGCGGGTGTCCGAGTCTGCCGGCGGCCTGTTCCGGTTTCGCACTGCTGCGCCTGACAGCGTTGACACCGGCGTGGGCATCACTTTCAAGTACGCGCCGCTGGGCTGGGCCAAGCCGTTCTCTGGGACCAACCAGGCTGTGTTTCGGTCCACCGATCCGCAAAGCTACGGCATGTACCTCTATGTGGATGACCGAGACACCCGCACGACCGCCATGCGGGGCTACGAGAGCATGTCGGCCATCGATGTGGGGCAAGGGCCGTTTCCTACTGCCGCCCAGCAGGCTGTGGGTTTGTATTGGGGCAAAAGCACAGTTGCAAGCTCGGCGGCGGTGCGGTGGTGCCTGGTCGGTGATACGCGTTTTTTCCTCGAAAACGTGGCTCCGGGTTCCTCAAGTTCGACTGCAGCTACTGCCGGCGGGAGTCGCGCATTCGGTGACTTGCTGGCGTTGCGTCGTGCAGGCGATGCATTTGCCACGGTGCTAATGGGGTCGACAAACCTTACCGATGGATACGCAACCCCATCCTCTGGTTCGCTTGAGCAGAACACAACGAATTCCAGACTCTATCTGCCGAGGGCAATAACGGGGTTGGGTAGCGCTGTGGCTCCGCGTTACATCAGTTTTATTGGGCCGGCCTCGTCTGGGGCAGACAGCTTTTTGGGGAACTTCCCCAGCGATGTGGATGGCGAACTCAAGTTCACACGCACCTACGTGGATAACAGTCCGGTCTCGGTGGCTGTTCCTCGGGCGCTCATACCTGGCTTCCGATATGTGCCCCAGGCAAATACCGCACCGTACTTTGAACGAGACACCTATTTGTTGGAAGATGGCACTGACAAACGCCTGCTGGCATTGCCCCACTCGACGTCTACTGGCGCGCCCTCCGGCTACGGATTCGTCGACATCACAGGCCCCTGGCGTTGATGACCATGGCGCAAGTCACTTACCCCGTCAGTGTGTTGGGGCTGAACGCCGTGGTCGGCGTTGGCGGCCGGGAGATCTCTTCCAACATCGCCAGGCCGCTGCGGGTCCGAACGGCCGGGCAACTGGACTTCGTGCTCGGCGGCAACGGCCTGGGCCGCGTGCGCGGTCGCACCGTCGAACAGGAAGACAAGAACAGTCCCAAGGTACCTGTCTCGCGCCGCGTGCGCCTGTACCGCGACCTCGACGGCCTATTGATCCGTGAGACCTGGAGCAACGCCCAAGGCGAGTACGACTTCCCGCGCATCGACAGCACCACCTCATACACCGTCCTCAGCTACGACCATGAGGGCGACTTCCGCGCTGTGGTGGCCGACCGCGTTACGCCGGAGGACATGCCATGACACAGCGCAGTGTTGAAATCACGGTGCAGGCCAACGAGGCCCGCTTGCAGGGCCTGCGCGATCTGCTGCTGGACGTGGGTCCGGGCACGGCCTGCGTGCGCTTCTTTGCGGACGCCCAGCGGCCCGCCTTCGGCGAGCCCTCGGCCCTGCCCATGCTGGTGGAACTGCCGCTGGCCCGGCCCTGTGGCGAGATCGTGGCCGGCCGGCTGCGGCTGCTGGCCCGTGATGCGGCCGGCGCCATGATCCTGGAGTCCGGCATCGCCACCTGGGGCCGCGTCGTCTCGGCCAGTGGTGCGCTGGTGCTCGACGCGGATGTGTCGATCGAAGGCGGCGAGGGTCAGATCCAGATCCCGGACAGCACCCAGCTGTACGCGGGCGGCTATCTGACGCTGGCACCGACCAGCTACATCGAGTAGCGCCATGGCACGCATCGAGCTGATCTTCCATCGCCCACCAACTGCTGGCTCACCCAGCCAGATGGTGTTCGGCAACGAGGACGATTCGGGCCCGGACCCGGGCTCGACTCAGGACGCAGTCGCACGGATGGCCATCCGGCTGCCGGGGACGAGCGTGGCCATCGGTGCCTTGCGTCGCAAGACCGCTGGCGCCGGCATTCGCCTGCCTGGGGCGCGCATGGCGCTTGGAGCGGCGTACCAGACGCGCACCGACAGGCCGGCCGTGGGGGGCACATTGTCGGGATTTGAAGAGGCCGCCCCGGCACAGGGCGGCCTGGTGTCTGTCTACCAGCAGGCGGCCATTGCCGACAGGGTCACGCAGATTCGCGGTTGGCGAGCGCTGCACGCAGGCGCGGCCACCGTGCAGCGCTGGCAGGACTCGGCGCGCCTGCACCTGACCACACGCCAAGGCATGGGCTTTGCCATGGACGTGGGGGGACTCACGGCGCAGGCCTGGAAAGAGGGTACGCGCTTGCGCCTGGCCACGCGCCAGGGCCTGGCCAACGCACTGGCTGGCCAGGCGGTTGTGCTGCAGAGGTTCCAGGAGGGCATCATTTTGCGCCGTGCCATGCGGCAGGCTTTCAGCGACGGCCTCTGCGAAGGTGCCTGGCACGCCAGCAGCATGGGCGATGCCCGGGTGCTGGGCATCGTGATGGGCGGTGCCCGCCATCAGGACGCCATGGCGCCGCTGCCCGGCGTCACGCCGGGCCGCCCTGTCGATCCGCCCAAGCCGCCACCGTGCTATCGGCCGCCGCCGGGTGGGGCCGTCGAGCTGGCGTTCTCGAGCGTCTGGAGCGAAAGCTCCGAACTCGTGTTCATCTGCTGCAGGCCGGGCCCGGATCCCCAACCACCCCGCTATGTCATCCCGCAACTGAAGGTTTACATGACAGTACACACGATGGAGGCAGCCCTGCTGCCGGACATGGAAGCCGTTGCGCTGAGCGATGTGACGATCGCCAGCGATGACGACGGCTTCGGATGGAGCTTTTCGGCCAATGGTCCGGAACACCTGCTGGATCAACTGGCGCCGTCCGGGGGACTGCCTGCACGGCTGCGCGTGGTGGTCGATGGCATCGACTTCGTCTTTGTCGTACAAAGCCTGAGCCGCACGCGCAGCTTCGGCAACCATCGCGTGGCCGTACAGGGCGTGAGTGCCACCGCCTTGCTGAGCAGTCCCTACATGCCGGAGCAGACCTGGCTGAACACGGCGCCGGCCACGGCGCAGCAACTGATCCGCAATGCGCTGGAGTTCACCGGCGTGCAGCTGGACTGGAAGGTGTCGGACTGGCTGGTGCCGGCCGGCGCCTGGAGCCACCGTGGCACGCCGTTGTCGGCCGTGATGCGTGTGGCTGCTTCGATTGGCGCGGTGGTGAGCAGCCATCGTACGCAGGAGCGCCTGATCGTCGCGCCGCGCTTCGCACACCTGCCATGGAAATGGGCGGATGCGACGCCGGACGTGCGCATGCCGGCGGACGTCATCGTGACGGACGAGCTGCGGCCCGAGCCGCGTGCCGCCTACAACGCGATCTATGTCAGCGGCCAGGCGGGCGGCATCCTCGGTCACGTGCGCCGAGCCGGGACGGCGGGCAACAGCCTGGCTCCCCAGGTCACGGATGCCCTGATCACCGAGGCCGTGGCTGCACGCCAGCGTGGCGAGGCCGTGCTGGGAGCATCGGGCAACAAGCTGGTCCAGTCCATCACCATGCCCTTGCTTTCCGGTGGGACGGCGCCAGGCCTGATCCGGCCCGGCCAATTGATCGAAGTCGTCGATACCGACGAATCCTGGCGTGGCCTGGTCCGTGGAACCCGGCTCAGCGCTGCCATGCCCGTGGTGCGGCAGCAGATTACCGTGGAGCGTGCAACCGTATGAGCACCGTCAATCTCTTCAAGCGTCTTGTCCAACTGCTGCCTGACGAGCCTGTGCTCACCGGGCGGATCAGCGCGGTGCATGGCGACGGAACAGCCACGGTCGATCTGCCTGGCAATGGCCGATTGCGCGTACGCAATCCCCTGGGCAGCCAGGAGGGCGGCAGCGTCTATGTCCAGGGGCAGGCGATCACGGGTGAAGCCCCTCAATTGACCTATGTGCTTATTGATATCTAG